TCGGAACAGTCGCTCGTCGCCAGTGGGAATGCGATGCAGCGCGCCGGGGTTGATACGACCAGAGCGATAGCCAGAAATCATACGGCTGTGCGACTTTGCCGCGATGCAACGCTCCAGGTGTCGCTGAATGGGGGCGACATGAGCCGATACTTTCCCCTCCAGAGTCGCAAGGCGGGCATCCTGGGTCGCCCTAACAGAGCGCGGCTTGAACTCCTCGATAGTGTCGAAGTCCTTTGTAATCGGGTAATAGTCCGCACTGCTTACGGCTTTCTTGATTTCCTCAGAAATCACGACATCCATCATCGAGTCAAAGTCCTTGCTCTCCTCGAACACAGAGCGGAGGTCATCAATAGTTGATGGCTTCACCTCTACGGTGGGCTTCTCGTCCTCAGCCTCCTCAGAATCTTCGTCGGAGTCCTCAGACTCTTCGTCCGACTCGTCCTCAGACTCCTCGTCAGAGTCGCCCTCAGACTCCTCATCCTCAGAGCCCTCAGAGTCCTCATCCGACTCGTCGTCCTCAGAGTCGCTGTCCTCCTCAGACCCCTCGTCCGACTTCTCGTCGGAGTCCTCAGACTCTTCGTCAGGCTCCTCGCCGGGCTCGCCTTCGGAGTCATCGAAGTCATCGCCGTCGTCCGACGACGAGTCGGAACTTTCGTCAGTAGGCTTGGTACGGCGCTTACCCCCTCCGTCACCGCCCTCCCCATCTCCGTCCGACTCCTCGTCCGAATCAGACTTCTCTTTCTCCTTGTCCTCCCGGATGCGACGCTCGAGCTCCTCAAGCCGATTGTGCATCGCAACTGCCAGCCTAAAGCCGTCCTCAGAGGACTTAATCAGCGGCACCTGTGCGATAAGGTCCGGGCCAATCGCGTCGATGTAGTCCTTAACGAGCGGCAAGTGCGGGTCGATATACTTCGCCACCTCAGTCTGTCCCGACCAGTAGCGAACAATCGGCACAAGCATCGACTGAAAGACCATCTTAGTGTTGCCGGTCAGCTTCGCCTTCTCGATGGCGGGATTGACAACACGCTCCTGCGCGAAGCGCCAGGTTTCAGCAAGGTTAGCCTTCGAGCCGGCATAGGCCTTCTTCATCTGACGCTCGATGAAACTGTCCTCGATGATGCCGTACAGGCCGCCAACTTTCGCTGACTTAGCCATCGGCAGGTACTTCGGGTCGCTGAACAGGATGTGCGCGACCTCGTGGTCAACGAAACCCTGAATGGCGATAAGCAAGTCGTCGGACGCGCTGTCAGGCACGAACGGGATGTTGACCACTTGAGGCGCAAGCGTCTTGGGGTGGTACTGAACGAACGCCTGCATACCGATTTGCGTAACCCGGACGCCTTTTCCGGACAGCATTGGTACAATTTTTGCTACAGACTCTCGGAGAATTTCTACTTTTGTGGCCTTCACTTGCACGCCTCCAGTTAGTGCTGACTTATTTTCTAGTCTAATGAAAAACGCTTGGAGTGCAATGACATCCAAGCGTTTTCCGCTGAATCACCAACTAACTACCAATGAGCATTTCGGATAATTATTTGGCATCCTGTTGCGACGCTAACTAGCAATGCCTTTTCTTCGCCAGCAGTCAGTTTTGAAATGCCTACCCCGTGGTAATCCAGAATAGATTGGATGTTCAGTTCTTCTTTTTCCAGATATGTCGCCAGTTCGACGACGGAGAAAAAGATTCGAGTATTTCTGTCCAGAGCAAGGCTATCCCTGCTTGCAATACCAATCATCGCTCCACTCCACTTTAAGTCTATGTTGACAGTATTTTAGTCGTGCCTGCTTAAGAAGCTCCTCAATCACCGCACCGACGATGTAACTGCCGGGTACATCATCTGGCGACCTAAGCGCCTATTAAAGCCGCTCAGCCGTATCGAAAAGGTGATTGTTGGGGGTCCGGACTGTGAAGAAAGTTAGCCACAGCCGGGACTATCCATCCCTCGCTGTTCTGGTCGAAGTTGGACACAAAGTAGTCCCACTCCATCAGGCCGACCCAATAACGCTCTTCCGCGAGCATCCTGAATCTGGCCCGATAGGTTTCCCAATTGCTGTCCAGGTCATCGAACATCCTTGAGGCGAACCGAGTCCGCTGGACCTGCGGGTTGATATCCACAAAGACCTTGATGTGGTTCCACCCGTACCACTTGGCAACCTGAGCTATCTGTTTCGCGCCGTTTGGCTCGACAATGACCAACGGGATGTTTCCCGAATCCATCGCCTCGAGAACCGAGCCAACCGCAACGCCGTACCTGTAACTGCCGAAAGTCACCTGCTCTGCCATTGGAATCGAAGAGAACTCCTCCTCCGTGACAAAGTGGTAGTCCAGGTGATTCTTCTCGCCGTTTCGCATCGGTCGGGTCGTATGGCTAACAATCTCTTGGAAGCCGACCTGACTCTGGAGCCGTCGCATCAGCGTCGTTTTGCCAGAAAGTGATGGACCCGTAATCGTGACAATCCTGCTCATGCTTACCACTCCGACTTGTCCATACGCAGACGGATGAATCGCGGGTGGCGAAGCGAGCCGTCAGGCGTCACTTCCTGGAACTGGACCTCGACCATCTTGTGCAGGTAGAGCGGACGATTAGCCCAGATAGAGTGGCGGTCCTCGTCGCTCAAGCCAGTGCCAACCCGAACGGTTACGCCGTCGCGATTGACGAGGATGGCTCCAAGCGTTCCGACAAACTTACCCTCGCCTTCTTCGTAGCCGATGATTTCGAGGTCTTCCGTCTCTTCGGCCTTCATCTTGATCCAGTAAGCAGACCGCTTGCCGATGTACTTGCCTTCTTTAGCCTTGATGATTGCGCCTTCAAGACCCCGGTCGCGGAAGGTGCCATAGTAATGGCTTACTTCTTCTTCCGAGCCAACCAAGTACGACTGCGGCAGTACAAGATGCTTGCCGCTAAAAAAGCCGGCCATGTGCTTGGCAAGTATCAAGCGACGGTCCCTATAGCCGAAGCCGGATTCGGTTTTGCCGATTGTTCTGAATTCCTCAAGGGTCAGCCAGTCAAAGATGTAGTACTTAGCCTTATCAAACACTTCGGACTTCCGACGGGCGCGCTCCATCGTTTCCTTGAATGAATCGCCCATTACTTCGCCGTCAAAGACGATTTCGCCCCTACCAAAAGAAGCCGAAAGAATCAGTATCTCCTGCACAAGCGACTCCGGCAGAGAGGTCACCAGCTTGCCGCTTCTGGTGAAGAAGTCGACGGAGGAACCCTTTGCGATAGCCAGCACCCGCATTCCATCAAACTTAGGCTCGATGTAGCACGGATAGGAGATAGCCTTTGTATCGTAAGGCTGCGCCAACATACAGTTGAACTCGGACAAAAGATTCGGGATGGCAGCGTTAACCGAGCTGGCGCCCAAACCCCACGACAAGTCCTTGTCAAAAATCTGAATGAGAAGCTCAGCCTCAGCAGGCGTAAGCTGCTTGCATCGCTCTGTGGCCCAAGCTGCGGCATTGGTCCGGTTCAGCTCTCGAGCGGCAATTTTTTTGAGAATATCCAGGTCAGGGCCGGTTAGGTGAGACGCACCAAAACTCTTGGGCTTGATGCTCCGTACACCAACATTGAAGTTGATGCTCGGGTCCATCGCCAAGACAACCATATCCTTAAACGGCGGGTTCTTGGCGATGCCATCCACAAGAGCCTGCTGCTTATCTTTTCTACTGGTGGCCGCCCTCACATTGGCAGTCAAATTTGAAAACGGCACCCAGGAACTAACATCCGACATTAGGTTTCTCCTTTCTGTTCTTTCATCATCTTGTTGACCAGGTCCGCATACAGGTTGCCGCTAGGGGCGGACTCAGCAGGTCGCGGGGTTGTGGTTTTGCGCGGCGCTACTGGCTTGCGCGGTTCGCTTTCAATAGACGACCTTCTGGCGTCGGCGATTTCCTGTTGATGCTCGCGGTCCATCTTGTTGATGCCGAGCATCCGACCGGCCGCCTCCCACCCTCTCTGAAAGCTTGAGCCATGAACATCGAAGGCGACCCTACTCTTGTAGTCTTTCCATTGAGGGTCGCTCTCGCGAGCCAGGAAATAGATTGCTTCTCCAGCCTTTCGCTCTTCCCGGCGCATAGTTTTTGCCGGGCAGTTTCCCTGCAAGAATGCCTTCTTACAGCCAATCTCGTTGGGCTTTGTGGCGTTCTGCTCACAACGCTCCACGATATGAACGCAGACGGCGTAGTGGCGATGACCGCCGTACGGCTCACACTTCAACAAGTAGGTGTTGTCGCCGCGCTTTGAGTCGCTGATTGGACGAGTCATTACCAAACTCCCCAACTGGCACTTTTAGGTTCGGGCGCTATTGGCTCGGAAAAGGGCTTTGCAATTGCCGGGATAGCATAGCTACTTAGGAAGTTGTATTGGTGGGCTGCATCATTAAGCGAACAAATTTGAGCCCAAGCCTGATTCTCGCCCCACCAACCGAAGTCGTTTCCTGAAGGCGAATTCTTAAAGCGCCAAATAGCGGCGTCCCACTTTTGCTTATCAAGCTGCTCCGCAGAGGTCCAGGCGGCCAACATATCGTCGGTAAATTCCTTGTCAAAGGAAACGACCAGGTCGTCCTCGCGAGTGCAGTCAAACCGTGCAAGTCGGGCCGCCAACTTGTGAACCCAATCTGTACGGTTGACAATCCAAGCGTAGGCCTTGTTGCCGGTCCAGCCGTATCGCTCCACGAACAAGAGACTCATTCGCCGTTCGTCGACGATGATTTCCCAACGGTAGCGGGTTGTTTTCGTGCCTTTGTTGCTGTTGAAGCGGTTGAGCTTCACCTGAATCCTGCGCATCGCGCACCTCCTGCGTCACGGGTTACTTATATTTTAGTCGAGCAATAACCCAATGCAATCGGTAAATCGACGGAGGTCGCATTTAGCCTCTTTTGACATATGGCATAAGGTCAGGCTTTGTCCAACCATCAGGCTTCATGACCTTTCCATCTGCACGCCGACGAACCTCGTAGACCCAACCATCACCAGTCTCGGACGGGTGCTTGATTTTATCCATGTTGGACTGATGGACGACATTCCAAATGTCGTTCGGATCCAAGTCCATAGCGTGCAAAAGGCCCGAAAGAACATAAATGCAATCAATGGCCTCTTTAGCCACTTCCGCGATGTTCTCCCTCGTCGGAGACTGCTTGGCGTTCTCGATAGCCTCAAACAGCTCCCGATGCTCTTCCGCCACAAGGGAGTGGTAAAGCGTTTCTGTCTCCTGGCCAGGATGCTGACCAAAGAACTTCATGAACTTCCGCTGGTCGTCAAAGATACTCATTTGGACGTCTTCCTCTTGGTTTCATTAATAGCATCCACGATCCGCTGCGCCTCGTTATCTGAGGCACAGAGACCATATACGATTCGACAGGCTCGAGCGTCACGCTCGGCGGCGACGAGGGCGGCGAAGCGATGTAGTTCTTCTTGGCTAAACCTCCAAAAATTTTTGCGCCAAGCATTTTCTTTTGCGTATTCATCGCTCGCCTGCCGCGCCATGCGAATGACATCCTCGTGTGTCATTTCTGGCTCTCCGTTAGAGCGTTAATGAGCAACGCCTGCTCCTTCACTCTAGCCTCCAAGTCTTTCACCCGTTGCTGCTCCGCCACTTCATCGGCGTACTTCTTGTGACGATAGCGAAGCATGGGTACAGCCGTCACCACTTCTTGGAAATGCCTCAGCTGTCCCTTGTATGCGTCCCGCTGTTGCGTCAGCTTCCGAATGCGCTTCTTGAGGCGCTGATTGCGGATAGCTTCCATGCGATTCTGCGCGGTTTTAGCAGCCACACGATTCTCTGCGGCGTCAGCAATCATTGCGGCCTGCCACTCCTCAATTTCCGGACACAGGTCCATAATCCACTCTTTCATTTGCCGCCTCTCGCACGGATGGCTACAGCGCAGTCCGCCGGTCCTTGCCGAGTGTTTCGCATTTCAATGTCCTCGCAGACCTTTGCACAAGCCTCCCGCTCAGACTCGACCGCTTTGGCTGCATACGCCTTCATCTGCGCGGCGGTGTAAACACTGCCGAGTGCGCGGGATTGGAACCTGACCCCGGTTGCAATAGGTTTCGGCAGTCTCATTTGTCCTCCTTCCGAATCCCGTGCCACCGCTCGGCCTCGCACCACCCTTCCGTGAAATCGTCAAGTGCCTCCGGATGCACATAGAAGCTTGCCTCGAACTTGGATTGGATGACCTCCTCCGTCGCAGGCTCTCGCGTGGCGTCCGGCTCCGGCTCCGCGAGCGTGGGGTGGCCCATATCGACGCCGAATCGCTGCTTCATGGCGTTCTGCACTTCTGCTAGATGCTCCGTCCAACTCGGGTCGGTGGGATTTTTGAGTATCCGCACTCGCTGCCGTTCGCAAATCGTGACGCACTCCTTAACAGCCGCCTCAACCGCTCGGGCGATAGCGTCCGGCTTTGGTGGGGCGAGGTAAAGGTCTATATCTACCCCGCGCATTTGGGATGCGTCACCGCACCAAAACAAGTTGCCGTTCTTTGCAAAAGCCACCGGCTCCGGCTTGACGGGCGGCTCCGCGAGCGCGGCGTTGAGGATGGAGATGGCTTGGCGCTGCGCTTCGTAGGCGTTCGATGTCATTTTGACATCGGCTTGAACCGCGCTCAACGCTTCCCGTATTTGCTCGGCATCGGCGCGGGACAAAGTAATGGTGTCGGTCATGTCATGTTCCTTCCAATTTCAGCAGCAGCGCGGACGATGGCGCGGCGGGTGGCGGCGTTGTAATCCGTCAGGTCATTTTCCATCCATGCACAATGACCTTGACCAACTGGCCAACAATTCACTCCATGAGGCTCGCGGCCCAATGTTTCGGCGTGTTCGATATTGATTCGCAGCGTCACCGCCAACCGCAGCGCATCGCCGTCGTCGGTGAGGGGGTTCCACCTATCAAGTAAATGCTCAAGCGGTTCTAGTCTAGACCACTCACCCGCCGCCTTCGCTGCGAGTTCCAAAAGTTCACGGTCGGTCATGACAGCACCAGCCGGACCCAAGCCGCGATAAACGGCGGCAGCACCCACGCGCACCAGGTCGCGAAGATTGGCTTTCGCCACCTCGAGTCATCCGAGGGCGCAACAAATGCCAACGCGCAGGTCAGAAAAAACGCGCCAAAGAACCAGAACAACCACGCACCTTCTTCGGTTATGCCGCTCACGGCTGCACCGGAAACACTTTTTCCAACGCCAACCACCCAAGAAACACCGCTACGGCGTAGGCGATGTAAAGCGCAAGAAAAGCCCACGGTTTTGGCGGCCTCACCTCCTCCGTTATCCAAGCAATGAACCTGCGCCAGACTCGCGCTAGCAGCCTTTCAAGTGCGCTCACGGCTTCATCCCCTTGATGCACGAAATAGCCATTTCTATACAGTGGTACTGGTCAGCCCAATGGGGCGGTGCAATCGCATACATGGCCCAAGTAGCCGCCAAGTCAGCCATTTCGTGGTCGGCCATAAAAGAAGCGCGGGTGGCAGCAATCAAACAAGCGTGAGCGGTTCGCTCGGTGGTCATCGCTTGCCATTCCTTGCCGTAACCAAAGGCGTCTGCGACAGGCTGGTGCTCTTCAAAAGCACTCCACATCTGGTCTGCTGCGAAGACCTTCATTCCTCTTCGTCCTCTTCGGGCTTATGGAGGAAGTCATACAGCAGAAGCAGCTCTTCCAGGCTTCTCTCGCGGTAGGGCTTAAATCCGGGAATGAAGCCGTCCAGCAGAACATCGGTAATCCACTCCGTTGCACCCCCATCGGAGTCGTAGATGTTGTCGAGCACCTTGTAAGCGCAGGCATCTGCCAGCTCCAGGTGAGTCATTTCCTCTTTGGGCTTGCCCATTGTTCCTCCTGTTGCGTCACGGGTTACTTATATTTTAGTCGCACCCGACGCTAGTGAATTGGTAATTGCTTGGCAAGTTTATTGGTGAAACATTACGGCTTTGATTACTGCCGCAACTCCCCTGGGGGTGCCTGCGTTATGGGATTTCAAAAAAGCCTCCCGAACGACCGCGCCAGAAACCTCGTTGGGGTCTTTGCCCTTTGGCAGAATCGCGATGTTGGTCTGGAGCCCAACGCCACGAAGCTTCTCGGACGCACTCAGAGCGGCCTTGAGGGCTTTTGGCTCGGAGTCCCACATGAGGGTCACGGTACGAAGCCGACCGCTACGGAGCTTTATGAACGCGTCCAGCTGGTCGCCACCGTCGATGCCCCCGGACAGGTGCATTCCGAAGGTTCCGATGGCAGCAATCGACCGCAGACCTGACTCCGCCTGCAAGGCGGCATGAATCGCAATCACATCGAACGCGCCTTCACCAACGACGATATGCTCTGCCGTCCATGCGTTGTGCGCGTTATATAAGAAGCGACCCGACGCGCTTAGGCCAGGCGGAAAGAGGTACTTCTGCTCCTTCGTTCCGGTAATGTCGCGCCCCTGGAAAGTCCGGAGCTTCCCCTCTAGGTCAAACACCGGAATGATGACCCGCCCGGAGTAATCCTGACGAATCTCCTCGCCACCAATCTTGCCCTTGAAGCCACCAGCGTGGCAGTAACGAAGGCTGAAGAACTGGGCCAAGTCGCCCGTCACGCCACGACTCTCGAGATAGGCAAGGTTGTTCCCGGCTGAATCCGGCAGCTCAATGCTGGTCGGCAGAACAACCTCTCCGTCGAAGTCTACGGCTGCCGCAACCCGCCTAGGCCTCCAGCCCATCGTGGCGGCAGCTTCTTTGAGGTGCTGCGCCACTTCTCGGGGCGACGGATTACCGAGGTAGTAGCGGACAAACTTGAACTTGTTGAAGGTCGCCAACTCACAGCCGGGCTTGAAGCAATTTCCAAGGCCCGTCGATTCGTTGGCGTAAACCTTCCAGTTTGTGTCGCCGCAGGCAGGGCAGCACTTGATGTTGAGCTGCCGTCCGGAGCTTCCAGGGCGCGTCCTATACTGGATACCGACATGGTCCAAGTAGGACTCCAAGTCGATTGCCTCCAGGATTTCGTTCAAGTCACTCACGCGGACTTACTCTTTCCCGACTACCCTAGCAATGAACTTCGCTCTTTCAAGGGCCTGCTTGACCCGAATGGTGATACCGTCTTCCTGGTTTCTTGACGCTGCAAAGTAGAGACGAGCCTCTTGACGAGCCTTTTCATCTTCCATGGCGTTAATAGAAATCAGCAAATCCACGATTCGGGCCTTGTTGATATCCTCGGAAACGTGCTCCATTCTCTGAACCGCTTGTTGGAATCCATCGCGGTTGGTTTGTGTCGCCGAAAGCATGGCGACATTTTCCATCTGAGCAATGGCACGAAGGCCGATGTAGATTTGTTTGGAGTTGTCGATGGTGTCGTTGGTCCTGTTGTTCGGCGTCATCAGGTCCGCGTAGTCCACCACGACCAAGTCGAAGGTTGTGCCTTTCGCCTTGTAGTGATGGATGAGCCTGGTCAACGCCTTCGGGGCCAGCGAACCGGTTGGAAACTCGTGGATACGAAAAATGCCAGAACCCTTTCGGGCCGTATCTACACGCGCCGCAACCTCAGCCGAATTTGTATTGAGAGCGCCTAGGGCGATTTCGGAGATATTCGCGTCAAGCCTTTCTGCAATGATTTTCGCCGAAACTTCCAAAGTCACATAAAGGACATTGTGACCAGCAAAGCAGGCGGCTCGGGCCGAATCAATCAGCGCCATCGTTTTGCCGGACTTCGGGCCGCCCATGAAAATCGACAGCTCTTTCCGGCCCCAGCCGCCGTGATAAAGAATGGCGTCCAGGATTTCGATGCCGGTCGTAATTCCTGACTTGGCAATCTTGCCGCTGACCAGGTCCTCTCTATAGGATCGCCGCTCCTCGATGGTGTCGAAGTAGGAATATCCTTCCTCGGTTTCCACCACGCCGACTTCGCTGGCCCGCTTGATTGCCGTTTCGACCTCGTCAAACTTGCCGCGCTCGACCAGGTCAACGGACTCCAGGATGGCCTTCTTCAACGACTGGTGCCTGGCAAATTCAGCCACCTTGTCGATGACAAAGTCCTTGTCCTCTATTACTACCTCAGCGAGCAGGGTCAGCGTGGCCGGAATTTCATGGACTAGTCCTTTCCTGAATTTCCGTTTGGCAATCCCCTCTCTAATCATTTCCGTGACCGGGCCCTTCCCTCTCGGGATGGTTCGGTACTTCTGGAAGTGATCCAGATAGCAGGAGACGATTCCCGCCTCCAACTCGTTGGCGAAGTACTCGGGCTTGATTAGACCATCGGTACGAATGTGAAAGTCGGCGTCCCGACACAGGAGCGCCGCAATCGTCGTCTGGAAGGCCTCGTCAAACTGGAACTTCTCAAGTTCCTCTGACATAGGCTTACTCCAGAATTTCGAGCGAGAACGATTCGATGGCGTGCTTGAAGAAAATGGTCGGCGCCGTCTGGCCGTCCGGGTAGTACGAAATCGTAAACCGATCCGACTGGCTCAGTCGACCGGAGAACTCCTCGCCCGACAGGGCGACGATATGGATTCGGACATTCTTGTGCCGAAGCATTTCAATCAGGGCATCGTGGCCTTCCTTGCGGGCGTTGAACTCCTTCTTTGGGCGGCTCTCACGACGCGGTGCATACGCACGAACGGTCCCATCATTGGGCAATCCAAGCTGTTCACGGATACTCATTGTTTCCTCACTCGTCACGGGTTACTTACGTTTGCGGACAAATCTTAACGCCCGGCCAGTTTTTCGACAACCGCCTGGATTACATTGCTGTTCGCCAGTTCTCTGGGAAGAGCCAGTCGCTTCCAACTTGCTCGCTCAGAGTAGTCTAGCGCATGGAAGCAAAATTGCTCGTAGTCAGCACCGATTCCGTCGGCTGCACGACGGGCTTTCCACAGCCCGACCCGATTCTGCTCGGTGTCGTCCATAGGGTTAGCGGCAGAGAAAACCTTGTGCTTCTGTACAAGCCGATAGTCCTCGCGCTTGCGGAGCGCCCACTTGTAGGCAGCAAGATACGCTTCGGCAAAAAGCATCGTTGCCGCCATGGGGTGCATGAAGCGGTACTTGGAATGCTTCGACTCGTACAGCTCTGCTTCGCCTTGCAGAAGCTCACCAGGGATTCCGTTCAAGGTCTTGGCGTCCAGCTCTAAGTCGCTGAACACCCGCCCGAACAGCGGCCCGTTGTTCTTGCCGATAATGTCTGCGCTCATACCCGTATTATAGTCAGCGGATGACTACGGGCTTTCGTATGCTTCGACTATCGACTGCGAAATGCCTGAACGAACGATATCTTGCCTGGTGAACTCGACGACGCTCACGCCATGAATTCCGCTCGTTCGCTGGATGGCGTCTTCCAGACCATTGGCGCCGATGACATCGCGCTGGCGAATATCGCCATTCACGACAACCCGCGAATAGTTGCCAACCCGCGTAAGGAACAGCTTCATCTGGACGGCGCTTGCATTCTGGGCTTCGTCGAACAGAACGAAGGTATTGTCAAAGGTATGGCCGCGCATATAGGCGAGCGGCAGGGCCTCGATGGTTCCACGCTTGATGAGGTACTCGACCTGGCTCTTGCCAAGTCTGGCCTCGAGAATGGACTTCACGGGGCGAAAGTAAGGCTCGAACTTCTCTTCGAGCGAGCCGGGTAGAAACCCGAGCTCTTCGCCAGCTTCCACCGCTGGGCGCGTAACGATGATTTTGCTGACTTGCCTATCCTTTAGGCAGCTTGCTGCCTCGCACGCTGCGAGATAGGTTTTGCCGGTACCAGCGGGGCCGACACCGAATGTGATGACCGACGAACGGATCGCGTTTAGATAATTCGCCTGCGACTCGTTCTTAGCCTGAATCTTCGCTTCGTCTCTTTTCTCTACCTGGGCTCCTGCTTCGATTTCTACTGCCAGCTTTTCTTTCTTGGTTCGCTTCTTGGTAGCCATCATCCATCTACTGATTAGGTGCCCGGCCAGACCGCCGGATTGTTCCCGCCCTCTTCCGGGGTGCGGGAGTAATACTTGCCGCCGACCACGCTGAAGTCGGTCACCTGGATGTACTCCATGACCGTTGCGTGCGTCTGGGTGTCGGCGTGCGCGATTAGGAAGCCGTTAGACCACCGCTCGCCCTCGCAATACTCGGCATTGCGACGATGCCCGGCCCCCAACTGATGCCACTCGTAAGTGCCATACATGGGGTTGAAGTTCTGCCAGATATGATGCGAGTGATGATGGCCGTTCCAACCGGGAACGCCCATGTTCCTCGCGTGCGGAAAGTGATGGGCGATGAAACAGCCAAAGTAGGACTTGTAGTTTTTCGCCAGCTCTTTCTGGAAATCGGTCTTGTTGAAAACCGACAGGTCCATCTTGGCGACGTAATTGACCTCAAACCGGTCTAGACCCAGAAGCTTCGGAACACTCCAGCCGTGTAGGTCTGAGAGAAGAACGCGCATCGCAGGCGTAGCGTCTGCCAGCATTCTGAGCATACGCGCCTCATGGTTTCCTTCAATGAGGTCCAACTGTGCATTTGGTGCTACCTCGCGGAGCGGCTTGAGAATGTTTTCGTGGACAAACTTGATGCGACCGACCACATCCCAGTCTCGGGGGTCGACCGTGTACTTTCCAAATTCAGGCAAGTCGAAAATGTCACCGTTGAGGCAGATGACGTCCGGCTGTATGCGCTTGGCCGAATCAATGAAGAGCCTAAGCCAAAAGGGGTCGCACTCTTTGTCGTGCAAGTCGGACCCCACAAGAATCGTCTTATAACGCCCTTTAGCGGGTTTCTCATACTTACCCTCGTAGCCCATGCGCTCGGCGGCAAGAGCCCTGTAATGGTCTCTGGATGCGTGTACCGCGATGCTCCGCTCAAGGGCATGGGCAGGGCGCGAAAGCTTAATCTTGGCTTGGCGCTTGAACTCCTCGAAGGTACCAAAGTACCGATTCCAGGTTGACTCGGAGATGGTCGAGTTGGTGCGGAAGAAGTTGCGGGTGATGACCTGGTCTGGGTGGGCCTCGGCAATCCGACGCAGCTCGGCAACACAATCTTCGGCGCTGTAGTTCTCGTGGTACTTCTCGGCGCTCTCAGACATGAGCGGCGGATGGACTTCTGAGCGGGCAATCAGCTCCGGCACCTTTCGGTTGCCCTTGCTTCGCCTTGCTCTAAGCTTTCTGGCAATGTCAGAAACGTGCTTAGCCGTAATGCCAAGCTCCTTTGCTACATCTCCGACGGTCTGGTACTTGCTTGTGTTGTTGTAGACCTTTGCAAAGAGCAGGTCGTCAGTGACTTTTGGCGTACTCATTCGGCCCCACGGGTGGCAAAAACGGATTTGCGGCGTCGGAAGTAGCGGACTACTTCACGAAACGCTGGATTTCGCTCAAACGCTCGGCGTCTCGCTCGCAGGCGGCGAGGTGCTCGGTAAGAGCTTCTCCAATTTCTTCCGGGTCTCCGGACTCTCCGGCGGGACCATCAGTCGGGCCGGGGGTTGGACCTTCGGGCATTCGACAGGGGGTGGCGAGTGCGTTGCGCAGCCGGCGACCAAGGTCGCGACCACGAGCATCGGCAGTCGCCAGCTTTTGACTAAGACCACGCTCTATCTCCTGGTGTTTTTCGTACTCCCGCGCCTGCGCCTCTCTGGCCGCTTTCTCTATACGGGCGATATCTAGATTCCATTCGGCCCGGACGGCGTCAGAGCCAGCTTTGTAGCCGCCCTGATACGCCGCCCGGTAACCAAACCATCCGAGACCGGCCAGCACTAATGCCAGCGCAATCCCGAGGTAGACGCGATTCAAGCGTTCTTCTTCTGCTTCGAGAGAACCGACCAGACGGCCGCAGCAATGGTGCCAAGAGCACCCGCAACGGCGACGACGGTGTTGGTATCAATCATGCCCATGCCGACGAAGTAACCACCAACGGCGGCTACCAGGGCGCGGACAACACCAGCAATCTGTTCACCATCCATAAATCACCTTAAGCTTCATTGTCAGAGGGTTTTGCGCCATTGGAGGCAAGCATTGGCAGATTGGCGAACGGCGCGGACGCAATCTGTTTCGGGAATCGGTAGCCGAGAACTCGGTTCGTATCGAACGGGGCAATCGTGACGGCGTTGGACTGATTGCCACCGAGAACCATCAGCCTGCCCTTTTCGTCGCGACCAACAACGAACCCGACATGACCTGCGCCGGGTCGCTTGGGGCCACCGTTGAACACGACAACGGCCCCAATCACGGGGAATGCGATTGGCTCGCCAAACTCGAGCCATGCCCGAGCGCGATACCAGTGCTTCGGCAGCTCATGGCCGTCGGGTCGCATCATTGCGGCGACAAACACGCCGCACCACGGTGTCTCGTCGTCCGACCACCAGGCACGAAGGTCTCGCAGCCATCTGCTGATGGCCGGGGTCGTGCCTTTTCCTGGAATCTCTCTCAAGCCCACAAAGGTGCGGGCGCGGGTCAACCAGCTAGGTTCGGTCACTTGGAGCCCTTCGTCATCGCTGACTTATTTTTACGCACAGACGTTTTGCCTTTGGGCTTACCAGCCCGCTTCGATTGGCTCCTTGCGGTATCCGCCAGCTCGAAAATGTCTTTTTCCTGATTCTTCCTGAAGAAATTGGCAACTGCGCCGAGAAGCGAATAGGACAAAAATCCGATTATGCCGCCCGACATCAACTGCATTTCCCAGTTCGCCGGAATCTCCATGAGTGACAAAAGCGGCCCGGCGAAGATGATTGCGGCGCCGGTTGAAACGCCGCCCCTGGTGAACGCTTCGCTAATCGTCTTTGGTCTAACGAATGTCATCATGCCAAAGCCACCGATGAGGCCACCGATTGCCGAAGCAATCTTGGCGGTGAGGTAGTGAGTCGGATCAGCCATCTTGCCCTCGTAATGACGGTAAGGGCGCACGGCCCACATGGAAATTATACCAAGTTTAGTCATGCGTGACTGCTTTCCTAGTATAAGACCAGACTTATAGTTGAGTGCCATTCCAGTGTGAAATTAGCCATTACTCTTCGATACTTACGACTGCAACGCGCTGGCTATTGCTGCCAGTACCAAACGCAAGTGAACGAGCCGTAATGACAGCACGATAGCGGCGGTCGAGCAGACTGGGGTCCGAATCGGTATAGGTGATAGAGCCGCCCATATCCTGCGACCAGTATCGGTAATACACGCCACCGGGCTGAGGCTCGCCGTCGGTGAAATAAGACCATGTTCCGCTGACGTTAAGTACCCCCACCTCCACTTCTGCGCCACCGCCAATCTTCCGATACAGCCGCACCGTTGCAGAAATTGGTCCACTCGACGAGCCAGTGGATGAGCCTTGGAGCTCTGTCCAGTCGCCACTATAGGCATAGGACAGCGTGACAACCTTCGGGTCACCATTAGTGCCAAACGGACCAACGATGATTTCAGCGGTTCCAGACAGGTCGCTGGTCTCACCGCGATTAGTCAGGGTGCCAGCAGAGAGGGTTCCGCCAAAGTAGGCCGAACCGTTCGTCTTGAGGTAGTAGGTCGCGTTCGCCTCGGTGCAGTTGGCGAGGTTCGCCTGGTACGGGCCGTACCATTCGATGAACTGACTGCTGCTGCCAAAAGGCGCCCCAGTGACCTTCATGAACGAGCCTGTCGTCGCGATGGTGCGACCGTTAGTCACGTCCACACGGAAGGAGTCGGCGACGTTGCGAATTATGCCAGCCGTAAGCGTGCCAATGTTCGCCGTGATGGAGTCAAGCGTCGAGACCGAGAGCTTTGCTGCGGTTACGGCACCCGCCAAAATCTTGTCGGCAGTAATAGCGTTGGCTGCCAGCTCTGTGGCAGTAATAGCACTGGCAGCAATCTTCCCAGCCGTTACAGCGCCTGCGGCAATCTTTTCGGCAGTAATCGCGCTTGCGGCCAGCTCCGAAGTGCTGATTGCTCCAGCCGCAATATTGCCTGCCGTAATCGTATCGGCAGCAATCAAAGAGCCAGTAATGGTGTTGGCCGCAATCTTGTCGCCGGTAATGGTCGAAGCAGTAATCTTGTCCGCCGTGACCGCACCAGCAGCGAGCTTGGCAGTGGTGACGGCGCCAGCTTCAATCTTGGCTGCCGTAATTGCATTCGCAGCGATGGTATCCGCCGTGACCGCACCAGCAGCAAGCTTGGCTGTCTCGATAGCACCCGCCGCAATTTTTACAGCCGTAATTGCATTTGCGGCGATTTCGTTCGCGGTGATAGTTCCGGCAGCAATCTTCGCGGCGGTAATTGCACCAGCGGCGATTTCGTTTGCCGTAACTGCACCAGCAGCAAGCTTGGCGGTAGTGACAGCACCCGCTTCAATCTTAGCTGCCGTGATTGCATTGGCGGCAATCGTGTCGGCGGTCACAGCACCAGCCGCAATCTTGGCTGTCGTGATGGCCCCGGCAACAAGCTTCGGCGTGGTCACGGCGTTGTCGGCGATTTCGGTCGCCGTAATCGTTCCTGGCAGAATCTCGTCCGGGCGCGGCGCATAGGCTGACACAATTTCGCCCTGCTCGACCTGCGGCGCGCAGAAGTCGATAGATGCGCCAGAAGGCATCGTGCTGAACCCACCGCCGCCAATCTCGAACGAAATATAGAGCTCGCCGTTCGGAGTGGAGCCGTTGTTCATGGGCTGCACGCGCCACGTGTAACGCTGCCAGACACCGTTCTGCAACGGCGGGTTGCTCAACTGCACCGCAGAGGCAAACCCCATGTTCGAGTAAAGGCCTGACAGCGTTCTTCCGACTGCTCCAGCGCCGTTCGCTCGCGCCCAAAACGAGATGACATAGGTCACGCCCGGTGTCCACGCGTTCACGCCGCCGCCAGCAGGCGTGCTCGTGTACAAGCCGAAGGTACTGCCGACCGTTTCGTTAGCGGTCAGTCTGAAGAAGTTGGTGCCAAAGAGGCCGCCAGCGTTCACGCTCGGTGTGACAGAGATGCCGCCGTTGTTATACAAGCCCCAGCCGTGCGGGTAGCCGCCGGAGTGATTGCGGAAGCTTGCATTAAACAGCAGGTTCCCGCCGCCTACACCAATGTTGAGTTGGCCGGCAGTCAACTGCCCTGTCACCTTGGCAGCAGCGATATCGGCAATCTGTGCGTTGGTCAGCTGCCCCGTCACCTTCGATGCAGCCAGGTCCGCAATCTGTGAATTGACCAGTTGCCCTGTGACTTTGGCGGCTGCAATTGCGGCAATCTGCGCATCGGACAACTGCCCCGTAACCTTTGAGGCTGCCAAGGCGGCAATCTGGGCGTCTGCAATCGTGCCAGCCAGGTCTGCGGTCGGAACGGTCGCCACATAAGCCGAGCCATTCCACCGATACAGCTTGCCATCGGTCGTGTTGAAGATGCTGTTCGTGGACTTAGTGCCAGGCACCGACGAAACAACGACGATAGGTTCGATGCCAGAGGCGAACTTTGCGGTGCTAATCGCAGCATCAGCAATCTGGGATCCAACAATCTGCCCACTAATATCGGTTGCCGGAACAGCGGTTGTCCACGCACTGCCCGTGTACCGATAAAGCTTGTCGTCCGTCGTGAGAAACACCAGCCGACCTTCAAACAGATTGGTGGTCGGGAGCGTCGAGACGATTTCGTAGCCAGTCTTGACCTTCGTGATTGAATAGATAGCGGTGAAGGTCTGACTGTTGTAGGTCGCTGAGAACGAGAGCGTTCCAGAATCAACCGTCATGTTGGTGATTCTGAAATAGCCCTTCGGCTGTCCATTGACCGGAGTGTTTGCGGCAGTGTTGATGGTCGCGGTAATGCCAGCGCTGGGCGTAACAGCAACACTAGCAGACGCCGTTATGTCCGCAGTGCCTTCATAAAGGCGAAGCCGACCAACCGCCTGTGAATAGCTAGGCACACTGCCATCAGCGTACGCAAACAGCACGGATGCCGCCGGCTCGAGAGCGACAGAAACAGCCGATGCTCCGCCGCCACCGACACCGTCAGTTCCCGCCAGGGCTTTTGCGAGCGAGAACACCTTGTCGATGACCACGCCCTTGTAGGTCGCACGCACCGTATAGGAGGCAATGCTGCCAGACATAGCGGTGACGCTATAGACGCCAGTACTTGCATTGATGCTGCCAATACAGGCGACCTCGGAGACCTCCGAGAATGTCGCCTGAGTCGTGACATCCATTGTCCCTTCAAAGACCTTGAAGGTGCCGGTTGCGCTCGCAAAGCTGGCGACATTTCCCGCGCTGTCGGCAGAGAGGGTTACTGACTCATTGGTCAAATAAGCAGTTACAAGGATGCCCGTTGGCGAAGCAGATGCCGGAACGGTCGGAACAAATGCCGACAGGTTGCCGCTGGCGTCCACCGAGCGAAGCCAGTAGAAGTAGGTAACCGACGGGTCGTTCGCGCCCAAGTCATTGAAGCTTGCCTGCGTTGCGTCCGTCGTGAAAATCGGGGTGGCGGTAGCCGAATTGTTCGTCGTGTTGCGGTAAACGCGGACACCAACATAGTCCAGGTCTTGCGGACGAACGAAGCCAATCTGAAGTCCGATTTGTGCGGAAGACAGCGTGGGCGAAGTCGGTACTGCCGGTGCAACGGAATCGCCACTGACCAGCCTGGTCACGAACGGCGAGGTCGATAGGGGCGCGTAGCGACCGTCAGTCGACCGAGTCTGCACCTTGACCGCAATGGTTTGGCCTGGCTCGGCAGTGAACGAGTAGCCTGCGAGCGGGGCAAGAACGGTTGCCACATACTCGTAGGTCATTCCATCCACCGACCGGTGAATGTCCACGCCCTCGTACTCAGAGAAATCAACCGGCTGCTTCCAGCTAACCGCCAGCTCGTTGACGATTGCGGTACCGTCCGGACGGCTCAGCTCGGCAATAGACAGGTCGGTAACGTGCGGCACCGCCCTGGTGTAGCTGTCCTCAGGCTGAACGGATGTGCCGGTCCAGTCGTAGATTTCAGGCGCGTACTCGAAGCAATCAATGCGCCGAGTCATGTCGGTCGAGCCAAGGTCAATCGAGTTGATTCGCCAGGCCTTAGTGACCTGCGCGTTCTCGCCAAGCATGAAGTTGGCAAACTGCGGGGGCGCAGCGGGAAAGGCTGCGCTGACGGCGACCGTCGAGTGGGTACCCGCCGCCGTACTTACGGTGCGGGTTTCGATTACATCGGTTTCGTAGGCAATGTAGGACGCACCAACCGAGAACGTCGGCGTCTCGTCAACCGTGACGCCACCGGCATGAAAGCCAGTAATCTGATAGTCCTTGCCTGCGACAACAAGCCGATGAAGATTTGTCTGCCCGGTGTAGCCGCTGAGGGTGATGACCTTCCCCGCAATCGCAGAGATTGTACCCGTGAGTCTGGATAG